GAGGGTCTTTAGTGTAGAGCCACCGAAGTGGCTTATCTATGCAATTAAGCTAAGATGTTGTCAACACGGAATGTACGATAGTACATGTTTGTTTTAGCCGCAGCTAAACCATCTGCAGGTGTAGAACCAACGAATGGGTTAGAAGCCATACCGTAACGAGTTTTGAATCCGATACGTGGTTGGAAGTCATTCTCACCAACTGCTTTAACCATCTGTAGCGGAACGTATGGGCAATAGAATACACCAGCGTCATATGCGTTAGAACCTTTATAACCAACGGTTACATAGTCAGTAGTTGCATATGGATCGATATAAACTTTCATACGACCGTTAAGAACACCAGCAAAAGTATTACCAGTATCATCTACGTTTAAGTTAGCAGATAATGCAGGAGTGTAGTCAAGCATACCAGCAGCTGCTAGAGCAGAAGCAACATCAGAAGAACAGATAACGACGTTACCTTTACCGCGACGTGTTTCTCTAGCAATTGTGTTAGCTTCGCGTTCGATCTGCATGATAAGACCTTTGAACTTCTCAACAGACCAACGACCATCTGCATCAGAGCTTAGATCGAAAATACCGTTAATAGCAGTGTTACCAGTGCTAGCACCAGTCTTAGCTTGAGAGTTGATTGTACGAACTGTTTCACGGTTCATCTCAGCTAGGATTTCAGTAGAAAGGATGTTAGCTAATTCAGCTTCAGCATCTAGACCGTGGATCGCTTTAAGATCTTGAGCTAGTTCTAAAGTGTACTCAGCTTTAAGAGCACGTGATTTAGCAGTTACAGTAGCTTTCTCGATAGTGAATCCCATCTCAGCGAAAGAGTTACCATCTGAATCACCAAGTGCTTGAGCAGCAGCTGTAGTCATACCAGTACCGAAAGCAGGACCTGTACGGTCGTCATTGATAGAACCGTCAGAACCTGAATCAGTTAATCCAGCTAAACCAGAAGGACCACCAGAGTGTGTACCATCACCAGAATGAGCTGTGTCAGCTTCGTTGAATAAAGCTTCAGTAGAACCAGTAGAACCCGCGCCGTAACGAGCTTTCATCGCAAAGATTAAACCAGTAGGACCAGCCATTGGCTGAACACCAGCAACATCAAAAGCCATTAGGTTAGGCATAGCACGACGTACTAATGAGATTAATACTGGATCCCAAGTACCGATTGAAGAAGTGTTGTTACCAGCAGCATCTTCAGAAAGGAAACCTTGCTGAGCTTGACGCTCTTCTTTTAGTGCACGTTCTTGGTTTTCAAGAATTGCAGCAGTTACAGACATTTTATGTTTGTCTTGGATCTTACCAGCGCTTTCTTCGTTAAGTACTGGAGCCCATTTTTCTACTAGAGTATCGTAAGATTGCATTGTTGTTCTCTCCTATGAGTTACGATTGTTTTTTTAGATGTTTTAAATACTGTGACATTGAAGCAGATAATTCTACTTCTTCTTCTACTTCAGAATCAGTTTCTAAAGATTCAGCAATTGTTACTTGTGACTGTTCAACTTCAACTTTACCAAAGAAAGATTCTTTGATTGTTTCTACTTTAGATGCGAATGAAGTTTCATCTTCAAAAGCTACACCTTCAAGTAAGTTGTTAAGTTTCTCAGCTTGTGTTTGAGCCATATCACGTGATGCTTCAGCAATAACTGCTACACGCTTTACGTTTTTTAGTTCTTCAGAAATTTCAACTGAACCAGCAATAGCATTATTCAATTTCTCTTCTAAAGCAACTACTTGCTCAGTTAGGTCATCAACTAAGTCAACCTTAGATTCCGGTACTTCTACGTAAGACTCTACGAATACGTCTTTCAACTTAGCCATAAAGTTCTCAGCGATTTCAGTACGTAAACCAGCTTCAATAGCTAATTTATTATCTTCCATCCAAGATTCTACTACGTAGTTCAAGTATGAATCTACTTTATCAACCATATCAATCTTAGTAGCTTGAACTTCTTCAGCTAGTTCAGTTTGATATGCTTCTTCTAAACGATCTACTTCTTCAGAAAGCTTAGAGCGTAAAGCAGCTTCAAAGATTAGAGATGTTTTTTCTTTAAACTCTTCAGATAGAGTAGCTTCGCCTTCTACTAATGCTTCTAATGCAGCACCTGTATCAAGGTCTTCAGCTAATGCTTCTTCAAGTTCAACTCCTTCCATCATAGAGCTGTAAGCAGCATTTAGTTCTTCTTTTTTCATCTTAGACATACGATCATACATTGCAGCAATCATCTTACCCTTTGTTTTAGGTACAGATGCTTTTGCAGTAGCTTTGGCCGCTTTGTCTACAGAATCAATAGATTGCTGTTCAGCATTCTCTGGATCATGAGCTTCTTCCACAACTTCTTCGTTCTCAACGATATCATCGTGGAGTTCGTCATGCTTTAATTCTTCAGCCATGTTTAACTCCTATTATAAACTTTGTTTGAGTAACGAGAGGAAATTTTTATACTCACGAACTTGCGTCTCATAAAGATCTGCACGTGGAGCGTTCTTAATTTCTGTCTCAATCTTTTCAATTACTTGCGGCTTAATTAGGCCATTATCCCATACCCAATCTACTCCTTCCATGATCCCATTAACGAAAGCATCTGGAGCAGAGGGGTCTTGAACAATGTCCACAGTAGCCAACATAAAGTCTTCTCCGACATATGTTTGGCCACTACGTTGCACAAGTGTTCCCATACCACGAGTTGATACACCTAATTGAACACCACCATCAAGTAAACCTTTTACGATTTTCCCCATAGGAGTATCTAATATAGATGCCTTTCCAATCACATCATTTCCCTCTAATCTAAGGTCTGTGATGAGATGTGAAACTTTGTCAAGGTTAACTGTTGGACCGTCAGGGTGATTCAATTCACCTACCGCACGTCCAGTCTTAACCTGTTCTGTAACATATTTATTAATCGCTTTTTCCATGATAGCTTTTGGATATATTCTACCATTGCGATTTTTCTGATCAGCTTGTGCAAATACACCTTCAATGACATAAGACTTCTCGCCTTTCTCATTAGCCTCAGTAATTACATCTAACTGATGATCGTTAAACTCTGCGATTAACTTCATGTTATTTATCCTTTGTATTGATCAACGAATTGCTTCGCCATCATCTCAGCCTCTTTTTGAGACTTATAGGTATCTAGAATATCACCATCAATCTTAACTTCGAATTGACCATTGTGTTTGTGAATATCTACCTTAACACCTTTAATTTTAAAAGACTTAGTTATATCAGCCTTGGCCTCTTGTAAACTATCAACAAGATCCTTAAATTTTTTTAACTGCATAGATTGTTCTCTATCTTTATAGTCTTATTTATAAGATTTAATATTTTGAACTATTGCTCTAGATCTTCAGTAGATGCTTCTACTTCAGTAGATGCTTCTTCAGGCTCTTCAATAGGTTGATCAAATCCCATATGACCACCTACTTCTACTCTTTTAGCATCTAACGCATCTGAGATACGAGATCCTAGTTCTTGTTCAAATTGGTCACCAGCATTATTCATATCACCGCTTAAAATAGCATCAATAATTGATTCTGTAGTCATTATTTAACTCCGTTAATAATATATTAATTTTATTTATAGATCATCTTCATCAGGGTTTTCAGCTCGTTCTTGCTCGATCTGGTCTGCCATATCTTTAATTTCATCATCAGTTAATCTAAGAACATTCTTCATTACCCATTTCTTAGAGAAGAACTCACCTTGATATTGAGCTACCTGATCTACTGTTTGTAATCTTTCTCTTAAGATTTCAGCTTCTTTTAATTCAGTAAAGTGGTTATCTTGAGCGTAATCAACATATATATCATACTTCCATTTATCCCAATCTTGCTCAGTACATACACCTTTAAGGATACACTGCTTATGAAGAATATCCATAAATAATGTATTAAATCTCATACGAAGTCTATCGATGAATTTCATGAACTTAATTTCATCACGGGTTACTTCGGATGAACGACCTAATGAAAATTGAGTGTCTGCTTCTAAGCGAGATAGCGGTACGTTTAAAGCTTTATATAGTCTCTTCTGAAAGTATAGAATATCATCAATCTGGCCTAAGTTTTCACCACCAGGTAAAGTAGAAATCTCAGTACCACGACCACCTTCTTTACGAGGTAACCAGAAATCTTCTAAC